GGGACGAGGACATGGCGTACCGGAGATTGATTGACGCCTATTACACCCGCGAAGCGCCGATTCCGACAGACATGCGTCAGGTTTATCGCCTGGTTATGGCAACAACAGAAGACCAGCGTTTGGCGGTCGATTCCATTCTCAATGAGTTTTTCACTTACACCGATGACGGTTGGGTTAATACTCGATGCGATTCTGAGATCGAAGCATTCCGCATCAAGAGCACCAAGGCATCGCAATCCGCTCAATCACGCTGGCGCAATGCCAACGGAAAGCAAACGGATAGCGAACGCAATGCGAACGCATCACTAAACACATGCGAACGCATTGAAACTGGATGCGAAGGCAATGCTCCCAAGACCAATCCCAAGACCAATATATCTAAACCTAAAGGTTTAGATAGTGTGCTCCCGAAAAAGGGGACGCAATTGCCTGATAGCTTCAAGCCAAACGACACAGGTATCCGATACGCAGAGGCTCGAAACATCGACACCGAGGTCGAGTTTGAGTCCTTCTGCAACTGGCACAAGGCCAAGGGTACCTTGATGAAGGATTGGCAAGCTGCATGGCGTACCTGGTGCGACAAGGCCCAGCAGTTTCAGGCCAAAGGAGGCAAAGTGGCCTCTGAGTCGTTCTTTGAACGCGATCAGCGCAGCAAGGCTGACCGCATCAGTCAGTTCACCGGACAGGCACCGAGGCCAGCCGGGAACGTGATCGATGTCACGCCAAGCGCCAAGATGATCGGAGGCGCGAAATGATGCCGATGCCGATCAATTGGGTCGAGAGCATTTTCCAGCGTCTTGCGGTGCGCTACGGGCGGGAGTTCACCAGCAAGTGGGACGGACTAAACCCGGACGACGTGAAGGCAGATTGGGCGAATGCGCTGTCAGGATTCACCAGCAACCCAGACGACGTTGCCTATGCCTTGACGCACTTGCCTGACCGCGCACCGAACGTGCAGGAGTTTGTCGCAATCTGTCGCCGCGCTCCCAACAAGTCTGCACCGAAACAGATCGAGGGACCAGCGCCTGATCCGAAGCGAGTTCACGAGACGGCCAAAGCAGTAGCCGCCCGAAGCGATGAACGAGATCCGCACGACTGGGCAAAGCGGCCAAAGTCTGTTTTAGCCTTTAACGCGGTTCTGGACCTTGCGGCTAAGACGTTTGCATTCGAGAAGATCCTCAACGGTCTACGCGAGGCTGGCCACGTTGATGGCGACACACTGGTCAACAAGTGGGACGGATCTCAGTGGGTGAAGGTGTGATTGATGACGCAACCGAACTTTTCCGCTGCGAATGCCGTGAGTTTTTGCGCCTCATGGCTAAAAGCGGCGTGGATGCAGTTGACGCACGTATTGCCAAAATCGAAGAGCGACGCGGTGCCGCAGCAGCCGAAAGACTACGCCGAACCTGTAGCGAACAGTGGCGCTTGGGGAATCGTGGAGAGAAAGGTGATTGGCGATGACTGGGACTAATACGCAATCAAGCGCTGTGACGTTTTCCGTACCTGGATCACCCGTCGGTAAGGGTAGGCCAAAATTCGCCCGTCGTGGCGCGTTTGTGACGGCTTACACGCCAAAACCAACCGTTAGTTACGAAAACCTCGTCAAGCTGTACGCCAGCGAGGCGATTGGGAGCCTCCCACCTTTTGACGGACCTGTCCGGTTGACGCTGAAGATCAGCGTCATGCCACCGGCGTCCTGGTCAAAACGTAAAACCAGCGATGCCCTGCTCGGCATCGTCCGGCCAATGGTTAAACCGGACATCGACAACATCTACAAGGCCGTCACCGACGCGATGAACGGGATTGTGTACATCGATGACAAGCAGATCTGCGATGTCTGGATGACAAAACACTACTCAGCCACCCCAGAGGTGCGCGTCATTGTGGAGGCTTCATGAGCGCAGAACTGGAGAAATGGATGTACGGAGACCCGGAGCGGGTAGCCATGCGCAAGGAAAGCAGTACATGCAAAGGATGTGTACACCTGGAGGCCGTAAAGGCTTTTGGTCAGTGGCACGTCGTTTGTAACAAGAAGAAAAAACCCGGAAACCGTTGTCGGCTATACAAGGAGGCAGAATGAGCGATCAGGAACCGTTGTTCAACAGCGCAAATGCGGCGCTGGTCTTTGCGTTGAACTATTCAGCGCAGCAGTATGACCGGCCAATGATGAACCGCATGGCAACGCCTGCGGTCGGTTCCGGAAAGGGTCTGATCGGCCTCGATGGGGCGGCGCAAGCCGGGATGATTCGTCAGGAACTGGCAGCGTGTGGCCACCTGGTCGAAAACGTCCTGATTTCCCGCGTTGCCCCGAACTGGCAACCCTGTGACTGCCGATCGGCATGTTGCAGCGGCAAGCGCCCGAACAAGGATTGGACAAACGCCATCGCTTATCTGGCTGTCCAAGCACGTTACCTGGCACTGGCTGGCTGTGTGTGTAACGGGATGCTGCGCCGCGAATACGTTGTCCGGTTCTTCACGCCAAAGGAGAAGCGTATCAGCCTAGACGAACTGGCTGACCGCAACGGCATCCACCGCAACACGGCTTCGGCGCATAACGCCAAGGTGGCGAAGTGGCTCAAGACCGGCGAGGATCAGTCTTGGCTGATGTTCGACGCAAAACTTTCGACAAGTGGATTGATAAATTCTTGACACCTGTGCAAACACCGCCCAGAATGGAACGTAATTAGCTAAGTCCCAAGACTTCGCCCAAAGCCCGGAACCTCACAGTTTCGGGCTTTTTTCATGGTCTCCCTCCACTCCTGCTCATGGTGTGGTTCCCAGGCAAACGCCGGGTTTTTTATTTCCCTTGGCATTTTTTCCCGTCTATGAAAAAGCTATCTGTCGAATATCGTGATGTCGGCGATCTGCTGCCATACGCCAGAAACAGCCGGACGCACTCCGAAGAGCAGATCGCACAGATCGCGGGAAGTATTAAGGAGTTCGGGTTTACAAACCCTGTCCTGGTAGACGGCGACAGCGGCATCATTGCAGGCCACGGCCGAGTGATGGCGGCTCGGATGTTGGGGATGCAGGAGGTGCCGACCCGGAAGAATGCCCGGAGCCGCCCGAGAATCCGATCTCCGCCACAGGTGACGTATGGTTGCTTGGCGATCACCGCGTGATGTGCGGCGATAGCACCAGCATCGATGCTGTGGAACAGCTGCTGTCCGGATCGAAGGTGGACATGGTTTTTACAGACCCACCATATGGGATTTCTATCGTCGGCGGTTCAGGAAAGGTCGGGGGCGGCAATATCGTCAAGGCAAACACATACGCGCCGATTGCAGGGGATGATTCAATCGACGTGGCGATTGAAGCGATCCAGGTCATCAAAGCATTAGATGCAAAAGTCGAGATTATCTGGGGCGGTAACTATTACGCGAACAGCCTTGAAAACAGTTCGTGCTGGATAGTTTGGGATAAGGACAACACCGGAAACTTCGCTGATGCGGAACTAGCGTGGACAAACCAAAAGACGGCAGTTCGAATCTTTAAGCACATGTGGAACGGAATGCTGAAAGCCAGCGAGCGCGGAGAAAAGCGAGTCCACCCTACGCAGAAACCTGTCGCACTTGCTGAATGGTGTCTCGATCAATACGGCGAAGAATGTGACACCGTTCTGGATTTATTCGGCGGTTCCGGTTTCACGCTGATGGCGTGCGAGAAAAAAGCGAAGTCAGCGCGGATCATGGAGTTGTCACCGAATTACTGCGACGTGATCGTTCGACGCTGGCAGGAATTCACCGGCAAAAAAGCCACGCTCGAAGGGGACGGCAGGACGTTTGCCGAGGTGGAGGCAGAGCGAATTACGGAGTAACCAGCATGACGACACAACGCGGGAGACCACAGTTTGAGCCAACCAGCGAACAGCGTCTTACTGTCCAGATCATGAGCGCCTGCGGAATGCCGCAGGAACAAATAGCGATACACATTGGCGTAGACGCAAAGACGCTGCGCAAGGCGCTACGCGCTGAATTGAAAAATGGCTCCGAAACGGCAAACGGCCTCGTCGCACAATCTCTGTACAAGCAGGCCACCGATGGCAACGTGACGGCTCAGATTTTCTGGCTCAAGACCCGCGCCCGCTGGAAAGAGCAGCAGTCTGTCGAATTGACTGGCAAGGACGGTGGTCCGGTGCAAACCGAGGCCGTTCAGTTCTTCCTACCGGACAATGGTCGTTAATGTACGGCGCATCGCACCGCAGAAAGGCCCGCAGGAGAAGTTCCTGTCGACGAGCGCTGACATTGCGATCTACGGCGGCGCGGCCGGGGGCGGCAAGTCCTGGGCGTTGCTTTTGGAGCCATTGCGCCACGTAACGAAGAACAAGGAATTCTCGGCGGTGTTCTTTCGCCGCAACACGACCCAGGTGAGAAACCCCGGCGGCTTGTGGGACGAGAGCGCCAAGATTTACCCGATGGCTTACGGCCAGCCGGTGCAGCACACGCTGGAGTGGCGCTGGCCATACGGCGGCAAGGTGAAGTTTGCCCACTTAGAACACGAGTCGACGATCTACGATTGGCAAGGCGCACAGATCCCGCTGATTTGCTTTGACGAACTGACGCACTTCACCAAGACGCAGTTCTTTTACATGCTGTCGCGGAACCGCTCGATGTGCGGCGTGAAGCCCTACGTTCGGGCAAGCTGTAACCCGGACGCCGATTCGTGGGTAGCAGACTTCATCGCGTGGTGGATCGATCAGGAAACGGGACTGCCTGTGCCTGAGCGCTCCGGCGTGGTGCGCTGGTTTATCCGGATCAACGATTCGATTGTCTGGGGCGACAGCCGCAAGGAGTTGATCGACAAACACGGCAAAGAGCAAAGCCCGAAGTCGGTGACGTTCATCTCAGCCAAGCTGTCCGACAACCAGGCGCTGATGAAGGCTGACCCCGATTACGAGGCCAACCTGAAAGCGCTGGGCGCTGTTGAACGCGCCCGCCTTGCCGACGGCAACTGGAAGATCCGGCCAGCCTCCGGCCTCTACTTCAAGCGCCACTGGTGCGAGATTGTGGATGCGGTACCGGCAGGGCTGGAAATCGTCCGGTATTGGGATTTGGCCGCAACCGAAAAGACGGACATGAACGATCCGGACTGGACGGTGGGCTTAAAGCTGGGCTACGACCGGGCAAGAGCAACGTGGTACGTGCTGGACGCTGTCCGGTTACGAGAAAGCCCGCTGAAAGTCGAGCAGGCCATCAAGAACAGCGCCGTTTCAGATACGGCAGCAGTTCGGATCGGTTTGCCGCAAGACCCAGGTCAAGCCGGGAAGTCGCAAGCGCAATACCTTGTTGGCCAACTGGCAGGGTTCAACGCGACAACGCGACCTGAGCGAGGCGACAAGATCGTGCGCTTCGGCCCGTTCTCTGCCCAGGCAGAAGCGGGCAACGTGAAGTTCCTGCGCGGCGCGTGGAACGACGATGTGATGTCTTGCCTTGAAGCCTTCCCAGAGGCTGCTCACGACGATGACGTTGACGCCTGCAGTGGCGCATTCGGAATGTTCGTGGACAACGCTTACGGGATGCTCGACTTCCTGCGCCGCGAGAAAGAAGACGCTGACCGCACCAAGGAATCCGGCAAGACGGATAACTGAACGAAAGAGGAATTATGGCCAAACCCCAAGGAACGCCCATCGAACCAGGGATGATTGAGCGTGTGGCCGGCTCTCTCCGTTATATGTTCACGGGGCAAACGCCGGTTTGGTTCGGCCCAATGGAGCCGTTGCGCCCGTTGGTCGACGAAAATCAGCGCGAGAGCGTCATTGGTCGCCAGATGGACTTTGCCGTTGGTTACAACCAGCGGACACAGCCACGCAGTGGCGAGTCAATCACTTTTCCGCAAATGCGGGCGCTGGCCGATGCCTACGACATCCTGCGTTTGGTCATTGAAACCCGCAAGGATCAGATGGCCAAGTTGAAGTGGCGCATTGGTCCGGTTGACCCAAAGGTGACCAGCGATGCCCGCTGCGACGAACTAACCGCGTTTTTCCGTTCGCCCGACAAAGAACATTCATGGGACGACTGGCTGCGTCTGTTGCTGGAAGACTTGCTGGTGCTGGACGCGCCAACGCTGTACGTTCGCCCGACGCTTGGCAACGGCATCTACAGCTTGGAGCCGATTGACGGCGCAACGATCAAGCGCGTCCTCGACGAGCATGGCCGAACCCCGATCGCACCGCTCCCTGCTTACCAGCAGATCCTCAAGGGCGTTCCGGCGGTCAACTACACCCGCGACGAACTGATCTATCGTCCGCGCAACATCCGCACCCACAAGGTGTATGGATTTTCGCCGGTCGAACAGATCGTGATGACAGTCAACATCGCCCTGCGCCGTCAAGTGAGCCAGCTGCAGTACTTCACGGAGGGCAACATTCCGGAAGCGCTGATCTCGGTGCCGAAAGAGTGGAACCCAGACCAGATCAAGGCTTACCAGAACTACTGGGACAGCCTGATCGAGGGCGATACTGCCGCCCGCCGCCACCTGAAGTTTGTGCCGGGTGAGATGAACTACCAAGAGACGCGCCAGCCGCCACTCAAGGACGAGTTCGACGAGTGGCTGGCTCGTGTCGTGTGCTTCTGCTTCAGCATTGAGCCGACCCCGTTTATCAAGCAGGTCAACCGCTCGGTTGCTGAGACGTCGCGTCAGCAGTCGCTGGAAGAAGGCTTGAATCCGCTGATGAACTGGGTGGCGAACACGATCAACTTCGTGATTACCCAGAAGTTCGGGTATGCCGACCTGGCGTTCTCGTGGCAAGAAGAGGAGACAGCAACCGCCAAGGAGAAGGCAGACGTCCACAGCGTTTACCTGACCAACAAGGTGCTGACGCCGGACGAGGTGCGTCAGGAACTTGGCCGTGAGCCGATGACTCCGGAAGAGCGTGAGGCTGCATGGCCAACCCCGGCGTTTGATCCGTTTGGCATGGGCGGCGAACCGACTGACCCGACCAAGAGCAATAAAGCGACGGGCTCGGAGGCCGTCGCTAAGGCAAAAAAAGCCCTTGGGTCTATTGATCGGAACCGCCGGTCAATAGGCCGTTGGCAACAGCGCCTGCAACTGGCTGTCCGCAAGTTCCTCCGCTCGAAGGTCAAGGATGTGTCCGAGCAGGTGGTCAAGCTCTACGACGAGCGTCTGAAAGACGACACCGAGACGGTAAAGCGCATCCTGGCGATGCTGGACTTCTCTGACTGGGTAGAACTGGCTGGCGACGAGAGCAAGATCAAACCGATTCTGGAAGCGATCGCCAAGGACGGGGTTTATATCGCCCTGGAACAGATCGGCATGGCCAACGACGAGGCAATGGTCAAGCTGGCCAACCAGAAAGCGATTGAGTGGGCAAACAGCCGCGCTGCGGAGTGGGTCGGCAAGACCGTCAACGCCGCCGGTGACCTAGTCGAGAACCCGAATGCGGACTGGCGCATTGATAGCGCCACCCGCGAAATGCTGCGCTCAACAGTCACGCAGGCGCTCGACGAGGGGTGGAGCAACGACGAACTGGCCGATGCGATACAGACCAACGCGGCATTTAGCGATAGCCGCGCCGAGATGATTGCCCGCACCGAAACGGCGTTTGCAGACGTGAACGGCAACATGACTGCCTACCGCGAAAGCGGTCAGGTGGTCGGCAAAAAATGGATTACTGGCGACGGTTGTTGCGACGACTGTCAAGAGTTGGATGGCGTTGTTGTGGGATTGGACGACGTTTTTCCGAACGGGGGCGGTGATGCCCCGCCCCTGCACCCGAACTGCCGGTGCGATGTGGTTCCAATCCTTTCTGACGAAGAACCAACTGGAGATTGATCAATGAGTATCGAACTAGGCCAAAACGGCAACAGCATCAAAATTAACTTCCCCATCATGAAGTCTGAAAAGCTGGAAGATGGGCGTTTGATGATCGAGGGCGTTGCCACCAACGAAGCCATCGACCACACCAACGAAATCGTTGACTACGAGTCTGCCAAGACGGCATTTGCCGACTGGAAAGGCAACATCCGCGAACAGCACGACCCGAAAAAGGCCGTGGGTAAGGCTATTGAAGTGATCGCCGATGACGCCAGCAAGCAGATCATCGTCAAAGCGTTCATTTCCAAGGGCGCTCAGGACACCCAAGCGAAGATCCTCGACGGCACGCTGTCTGACTTCTCGATCGGTGGCCGCGTTGAGAAGCGCGTCAAGGAAAAGGTGCAGAAGGGCGATGGCGAGGTCGAAGTGACCCGCCTGATCATGAAGCGCATCAGCGAAACTTCGGTGGTTGATTCTGGCTGCAATCCAGAAACCTCGTTCTCGATCGTCAAGGCAGACGGCGATTCGCTGCTGCTGGTTGGCGCTGAGGACGGCGATGAAAGCGAAGCAGCCGCCAAGGCTGACGAGCCAACCGCCATCGACCAACTGGCCGATATGCTGAACAAAGGCGAAGTGACCGCCGAACAACTGGTGGCTTTTGCCAAGGGCGAACAAGCCGCGCCAGTTGCTGCCGAGCCCACCGCTGCCCCTGATGCTGCTGCTACCGCCCCAGAAGCCGCCAAAGCTGATGGCGAAAGCGAAACCCAAAAGGGCATGTACGACCTGTCGTCGTTTGCTAGTCTGATCTGCTCGATCGGTTATATGGTGCGCAACGCCGCCGAAGAATCGGAATGGGAAGGCGACAATTCGCCGCTCCCCGCCGCACTACTCGAATGGCTCAAGACTGGCGTTCAGATCTTCAAGGATATGGCCGAAGAAGAAACCTCGGAACTGTTGGCTTCACTGGACGAGAAGTTCCCTGCTCCGGCATCGGTTGAGACCGTAGTTGAGAACGCTGACGGCAAAACCGACGACGTAACCAAGGCCGACCTCGACAACCTGCAGGGTGCCATCACCAAGGCGCTGGCCATCGATAGCGCATCGAGCGCCGATGACGTGGCCAAGGCCATTGATGGCCTGCGTGACGAAGTGACCAAGGCCCGTGACCGCATCAGAGAACTGGAAGGCCAAGCCGCCCCTGGCAAAGCGCTTCTAAAGGCCATTACCAAGGGTGACGATGTAGACCCCGAAGCCACTGGCGACACCACGGTAACCGTGAAGAGCTCGGATGGCCAAGACAACGACATCGCCACCATGATCAAGTCTATCCACCAATCCGGTGGCCGATTCGTCGGCTGACCGATCCCATCAACCCAACCCCTATCCACTAACCAGAAACCAGCCCGCCTAGCGCGGGCTTTTTCATTTTCACGCCAGCCCGCTTCTCGCGGGCTTTTTTCATTGAAGGAGGCCCGCTATGGGTGCGAATAACACTGCTGAAACCATCGAACTGCTCAAGGCAGCTCAGAATCAACCGGACGACATCATCAAGTCGTTCGTTAACCCGGGCTCGGCAACGACTGGCCTGCAGGCTTATAACCTGGAAGCCCCGTCGAAGAAGATGTATCCGGTGCTTACCCCGCTGCGCAACAGCATCCCGCGTGTAAGCGGTGGTTTTGCCATCCAGGCTAACTGGAAGGCCATCACCGGCATCAACGTCGGCAATCAACGCGCAGGCGTTTCGGAAGGCCAACGCGGTGGCGTTATTAACCACCAGCTGAAGGAGTTCTTCGCTGCTTTCCGTGGCTTCGGTCTGGAAAACAACGTGACGTTCGAATCCAACTACGCTTCGAAGAACTTCGAAGACGTCAAGGCTCTGGCCGTTCAGCAAACGCTGGAAGGCACGATGATTCAGGAAGAGCGTCTGATCCTTGGTGGTAACACCTCGGTTAGCCTCGGCACTACCCCAACGCCGACCGCTGTGGCTGGCGCAGGCGGTTCGCTGGCTGATGCAACTTACTCGGTCATTTGCGTGGCCTTGGGTCTGCAAGCCTACCTGGACACCGTTGGCGTTAACAACGGCAGCATCGGCCAGTACTTCGACGCGGCAACTGCTGCGGTACCGGGTCAAATCACCCGCACCAACGCTGACGGCTCGACCGATAGCTTCGGCGGCGGTTCGGCTCGCAAGTCGGCCGCAGCTTCGGTGACGACCAATGCCTCGAACGCTGGCAAGATCTCGGCAACAGTTGCCGCTGTCGCTGGCGCTGTTGGCTACGCTTGGTACGTTGGCGCTGCTGGCTCGGAAAAGCTGGTTGCCTGCACCTCGATCAACAGCGTGGTGATCACTGCTGCTGCTGATGCTGGCGCTCAGGCTGCTGCTGATCTGTCGGCCGCTGACCACTCGACCTCGTCGCTGGACTTCGACGGCCTGCTGTATCAAGCCGTGAAGCCGGGCAGCAACGCCTACATCAAGATCATGCCGACTGGTACCGCCGGTGCCGGTACGCCGCTGACCTCGGATGGCGCTGGCGGCATTGCCGAGTTCGAAGAAGCGTTTGTCAACTTCTACAACCGCTATCGCCTGTCGCCGACCACGATCTACGTGTCGTCGCAGGAACTCGTCAACATCACCAAGAAGATCGTTGCCAACGGCGGCGCTCCGCTGCAGCGCCTGACGACCGATGCTGCCAACCAAGGCACCATCCAAGCGGGTGTCGTGGTCGGTGAGTACCTGAACAAGGTCATGGGCGTGAAGGTGCCGCTGCGCGTGCATCCGAACCTGCCGGCCGGTACGGTTCTGTTCCACACGGATCGTCTGCCGTACCCGATGGCCAACGTCGGCAACGTCGTTCAGATGAACATGCGTCAGGACTACTACCAGCTGGAATGGCCGCTCCGTACCCGCAAGTACGAATACGGCGTCTACGCTGACGGCGTCCTGCAGCATTACGCCCCGTTCGCTCTGGGCATCATCACCAACATCGCCAACGGCTAATCACCGCCAAACGATGTTTCAGCAAGGAGGCCCCTTTGGGGGCTTCCCTGCCCCAAATTCATTAGCCAGGAGGAATCATGGCAAAAGCTAACAAACCTACGCAGGCTCCGGCCGAAGTCGTTGAGAAGCCGGTTGTTGAGACCGAACAGGTCAACGCCGCCGTGCGCAGCGAGAACCCCGTGACCGAGGCTCCGGCCGAAGTCGTTGAGCAAAGCGCCGACGACAGCATGGTCAAGCTCCTGGGCGCTAACTGCTCGGTCGAAGGCAACGACTACATCGCCGACGAAAACGGCGTGGTGACTGTCCACGCGGCTCACGCTGAAGTGTTGATCCGCGACTTTGGCTTCGAACGGGTGTAATCATGGCGACGGGCGACCTTACCTCTGTTGATGCTGTCAAGGCGTACCTCGGCGTCGACGCCGATGCCGTGTATGACGACACCGTCATTGGGTCGCTCGTCACCGCCTGCAGCAAGTACGTCCAGACATGGATGAACCGCCAAATTCTGTCGAACGTCTACAACGACCTCCGGAACGGGAATGGCAAATACTTCATGTTGCTGCAGGAGTTTCCAGTGACCGAAGTGTTGTCCGTTAACATCAGCGGCCGCGACATTCCCAAGTCCAACAGCCTGACCGAACCGGGTTTTTTCCTGAACGATCGGGTGGTTTATTTACGCCACGGCATCACCTTTGAACGCGGTATCGGCAATGTCAGCATCAGCTATCGCGCTGGCTACGAGAAATGCCCAGCGGATTTAGCGCAGGCCGTTGTTGAAATGGTGGCTTTGCGTTACCGCGAACGCGACCGCGTCGGTCACGCCAGCAAGACGCTCGGTGGCGAAACGGTAGCTTTCACGATCACCGATTTCCCGGTGCAGGTACGCACGATCCTGAACAACTACAAACAGGTGTACGCGCTGTGATTAAGGGCTGGATTCTCGGCAGCGAGGATCTGATCAGTCGGTTGACGGCTGCGCCGGCCAATATCCAAAACGCGCTGCAAACGTCGGTCAGCCGAATGGCGCTCCGGCTGCTTGCCCGCGTGAAATCGGACAAGCTGTCTGGCCAAGTCCTGAAGGTGCGAACCGGACGGCTGCGGCGCAGCATTAACCAGCGCGTCGTGCGTGAGGGAACGGGCGTTTATGGCTACGTCGGCACCAACGTCGATTATGGCCGGACGCACGAGTTCGGCTTCAAGGGCGCTGTTTCTGTGCGGGCGCATCTGCGCACCGTAACGCAAGCCTTCGGCAAGCCTATCCCACCGACACAGCAACAGGTCGGAGCGCACACACGCAAGGTAAACCTGCCAGAAAAATCGTTCCTGCGCTCTGCGCTGCGCGAAATGCAGCCGGAGATCGAGCGCACTATGCGTGAAGCAGTCCAGGCAGCAGCCAAGAGGGCGACCAAGTGAACAGAGAATTGATTTACAGCAAGTTCTTCGAGCTCGTGAAAGGGGTCGCAGACTTCAAAACGGCCAGCCGTCGTCTCAAGCACTGGTCAGATGTGGCCCCGGCACAGCAGCCTGCGCTGTATGTGTCGCAGCGCACCGAGATCGTGACGCGCACACCCGGTTTGAACCCGATCTGGGAACTGCAACTCGACATTTACCTGTACGCCAACACGGGCGGCGACAAGAGCATTGCCCCGTCCCAGATTCTGAATCCCCTTATCGATGCGATCGAGGAGGCGTTGAAGCCAAATCCGATCGATAACAAACAAACCCTTGGCGGTCTCGTTGCCCACGCATGGATAGACGGGGTCATTGAAACCGACGAGGGCGTGTTAGGTGACCAAGCTGTCGCCATCATTCCGGTGGTCATCAAAACCGCCTAACCCAACCTCAACCGCAAACCAGCAGCCCGCCGACAAGCGGGCTTTTTTTACTTTTCTACAGGAGCAAAGCCATGTCTCAATTCGCTTTCGGTGTTGGTAACTTCTACGTGACGCCGCTGCAAGACGCCAAGGGCGCAGCGATCGCCAACCCTACCCCGGTCCCACTGATGACGCTGCAAGAAGGCACCATCGAACTGTCGGGCGACATCAAGGAACTCTACGGCCAGAACCAGTTCCCAGAAGCCGTTGGTCGCGGCAAGATGAAGATGACCGTCAAGGTCAAACCGGCTCGCATTTTCGCTGCCGCCTGGAACAACCTGTTCTTCGGCCAGGATCTTGAAACCGGTCTGTTTGCCAACAACACCGACACCACGGGCTCGCTGATCCCGTCGTCTGGCGGCTATACCGTGACGCCCACCCCGCCATCAGCCGGCACGTTCATTGCTGACCTCGGCGTTCTGAGTTCGACCGGTTCGCCGCTAAAGCGCGTCGCAACTGGCCCCACGACTGGCCAATACAGCGTTGATCCCTCGACCGGTACCTACACGTTCGCCTCCGCTGACGCCAGCAAGCTGGTCTACATCAACTACCAGTACTCGGCCAACGTCGTTGGCGCTCAGAAGATGACCGTCAAGAACCTGCCGATGGGCTACGCCCCATCGTTCAAGGCAGACCTGACTGTTGCTTATCAGGGCAAGCTGACCACGCTGTCGTTCGCCAAGGCCATCAGCAACAAGATGACCCTCGGCCTGAAGAATGAAGACTTCGCCATTCCGGAGTTTGACTTCTCCTGCTCAGACGACGGCACCGGCAACCCGCTGCGCCTCAGCCTGTCCGAGTAATCGGATGCTCGGAACGGGTCGGAACACTCCGGCCCGTTTTGCACCACCCTTAAAACACCAGGAGAAACCGAATGAGCGAACTCATCGATGGCGTTGAAATCAAAGTCGGCGTCAAAAAGTACGTCGTCCCCGCCCTGAACTTCAAGCAGATTCGCACCCTGATGCCGAAGATCCAGCAACTGACCGACATCGGCGCAACGATGAGCGATGAGCAAATGGACAACGTGTTCACGGTGATCCAAGCCGCCATTTCACGCAACTACCCGGAAATCAACAAAGAGTTTCTGGAAGACAACATCGACATGAACAATGTTCGCCCGATTATCAACGCCATCATGGGTCAATCCGGATTGGTGAAGACATCGGGGGAAGCGGCGGCGGGGAACCCGTAGACTGGGATTCGATCTACGTCCACCTTATGACCTGTTTTCAGGGGTGGACTTGGGAATACATCGATAACCACATGACGATTCCCCGCCTGTTGCACATCAACAAGTACCAGCAAGACAACCCGCCTATCCACGCGATGATCGCCAGTTACTTTGGCGTCGGCAAAAAATCGGAAACAAACGAAAGCGGTGAGTCGCTGTTCGATCTGTTCCCCGTGGAACACAAAGAGAGCTAAATCATGGCCGATACCAACTCCGCAGAAGTCCGGTTTGGCGGTGACGCCAGCGGCGCGTCCGCTGCAGCTGCCGAAGCGGCAAGGGCCGTCAAGGAGGCCATTGGCCAGATGCAAAACGGCTTGGGCTCCCTGGGCGAGGCGTTCTCATCGGTCAAGGGGATGTTTGCTGGCCTGACGGCTGTTTTGGCTGGTGGCACCGCCTTCAAAGAGGCTGTACAGGAAACGCGCCAGATGTCTCAGGAAGCGGTTAGCCTGAGCCGCATTCTCGGTATTGCTGCTTCGGAAGCCTCGGTGCTGAATGTTGCCTTGGACGACATCCGCAGCAATGGCGAGGCTTACTCAGGGGCATTCATCCATTTCGCCCGCCAGCTGCGTAATAACAGCGATGCGCTGAAGGCGATGGGTGTGGATACCGACGCTCTTAAAAATGGCACCAAGAGCAGCAACGATGTGTTCTTGGAAGCCCTGAAGATCGTCAGTCGATACAAGCCTGGTCTGGATCAGGCGCAAGCCGCCATGACCATGTTTGGCCGAAGCGTCGAGGACGTTCTGAAGCTACAGAAGCTGACCCCGCAGGTCATGGAGGACGCCCGACGCAAGGCAGAGGAACTCGGCCTCGTGATCGGTCCGCAAGGCGTCAAAACAACGCAGGAATATAACGCCGCCATGAACGATGTGGGCGACGTCATGAAGGGCGTTGCCAAGGCGATTGGCGATGCGGTCATGCCCATGCTGACGGCGATGGCCAACAAGTTTATCGAAATCGGCCCGTATATCGTGAAGGCTATCCGTGTGATCATGGAAACGATCCTTGGCTTGGCCGATTTGATTGCCTGGGTAGTTACCTTCATCACCAACAACATGGGCGCGATCGGCGCTGCCATGATGGCTGTGGCCACGGGCGAAGTCAGCCAAGCTACGGCGATTATGAAAGAGCGCGTTGCTGACGTGGCTAAGGAAATCGCGGGGCTCAAAGACGTCTGGAACGGCACCGGAAACACCTTCCTTGGCCAGTACCGCAAGGGTCAAGAGGAAAGCGGCAACGCGAACAACGCAGTCCCGCCACCTGGCGGCGACCAGACTTTCAACAACCCAAACGCCAAGTCGCGTATGGACGAGTGGAAGGCTGCGCTGGTTTCCAAGCTGGAAGCCGATAAAGAATACTTCCGCGATACCACCGAGATTGAGCTCTTGTACTGGGAGGGTGTCCGCGCCCGCAACAAACTCTCGATCGAGGAAAAGCGCCAGGTCAACACGACCATTTACGAACTGCACAAGAAACACGCCGCCGATCTCCGGGCGCTTGAAATGCAGAAAATCGACAGCGACAAAGCCATCGATATGCAGGAGATCGAGCAAAAGCGGGCAAATCTGGCCATGCAGGAATCAATGGGCCAGATCAGCAAGCAGACCGAACTGGAACAACTCCGCATCCTGAAGGAGCAGGAGTACCAGATCGAATTGCAGGCGCTGCAACAGAAGCTGAAATTGATCAAAGAGGAAGGTTTGGCTCGCCAGAAGCTGCTGGACGATGTTGCTGCTCTGAAGCAAAAGCACAACACCGAAATGATCAAGCAGGACATGCAGGTGTTCAATCAGATCAAGATGACAATGCAGAACCTGTTTAGTCCAATCAGCACCGCGTTCAGCACTGCCGTAACGGGCATCATCATGGGAACGACGACCCTGAAGCAGGCAATGGCTAACTTGGCTCAGTCGATTCTGTTGTCGTTCGTCAACATGGGCGTCCAGATGCTGA